AATAAACTCTTGAACACTCTCAAAGTAAACTCCGCCTCTACCCTCCCACGGGTTTACTGCTCCTGAATCTGTTGAGTAACTAGGAACACCATCAAGTGGAAATCTAATAACCTTACATCCTGCTTGAGGATCGTTTGAAGCTGGTACGGTTGAGTTATATCTCTTTGTTGCCCAAAGATAAGTTTTTCCATCTCGACCATTCTCTATTCCCATCCCCTGGTGTCCAACTCGAACGTCCGCATCCGCCCCCCAAAGTGGCCTCTCAAGATTACCGCCCCAGTCCATAGGCATGCGATAAATAACTGAAGAACCTCCGTAAGTACTTGTTTCATACATGGCATATATAAATCGATTCTTCTCATCGAAAGCCAAACTTTGTACGGCGTTTTTATCTTCTCCACGTAACCATGTACTGGTCAATCTCCACTGATAAATAAGAGATGCGGCGCTGTCAAATGCTGTTGCTCTTGTGTTGCTATTTAGTTGATTGGATTTAAATAGCTCACCATTTGGGGGGGCTTTAACTCCATTAATTTGGAAAATACCATTAACATATTTATTTTTGGATGGGAGGAAATCGACTGCATAATTTTTTCCGCTTAGGTCAATTATTCTGTTTTCAGTTTCGGATTCTAGCAAAGTAAATGCAGAGGTATCATCCGTGAGTCCATCCCCTTTTGCGCCATAATACAGTGGTGATAAATTCACCATGTCATTGCCAAACAGTGTCTGGCGAAGAGCCGCATCTCCCACGCTGACGAAATGAACCGAATCGACACTCCATGAAGTGGTGTCATTACCGGTGGTGGTAAATGGAATGTCGGTGGCCGCAGTGATTTTCCAAAGCTCACCGTCGTAGCGGATCAGCTGGTTGTACTCGGTAATAGTCAGAGGGCCATCTTCATAATCACCAATAACTTCATATCCCGAGTTTTGGATGAAAAGGTTGAAGCGCTGTTCTTGGCTCAGTAGCTGGGCTGCAAAGCCAAGCTCTGCGATATGCCTAACTCCCTCAATGGTGTAATGCTTGACACCAAAACGGTCTGTATAAGTCCATCCCATCGAAGTGACAAACTCATCAATCTTCCCGGCGTTGAATTTTAGGTCTTGTGGTTTTTCGCTAGGTATCGGTAGTTGCGTCGGTGTAGTGGCCATATTTTTTCCATTAAAAAAGCCAGCTTGATGGCTGGCCTTGAGTTGAGTATTTGATGCCGCGTTAACTAAGCGATCAGGTAATTGAACATTTCATCACTGTACTCGACGGCGGTTATCGAGGTTGTGCCGGAAGAATTCGGTTTCTTTTCGGTGACAGTCCACTTTGTGGCGTCCTGCTCAACTGCAGTGGCGATGATGTAACGCGATGGTGACTGAACATTTATTCCATCCCAGATATTGAGCGCTACGCTTGGGACGGCCGCAATGAATCCGAAATTGGTATCAGCTCGGGCGGTGGCAAGAACGCGGGAGGTAACACTCCCCTGACTGTCGGTCACAACGACATACATATCTCCTGAGAAGTTAATTCGCTCGCTTGTGTCGAACGTATTGCCCACCCTTCCCGTTATGTAACCGTCCTGCTGGTTCTCATCGTAGATGTCGGCGATCTGAATCATTTGCCCGACGTTTATCCACTCTCCATCCGCCATGGCTGTAATAGCCGCGGTGATGCGAGAATAGAGCAAGCGCCTCACCTCTTTGATCGCCCTGTCACGAGCCTGATATGCATCCCTGACATAAAGCATTTCGAATTTCTTCGACTTCACTGCTTCGCCTTCTGAGATTGATGAGCCTGAGATTTTGTAGCGAATGTAGTCCTGCTTGTTTGTCGTCGGATTTCTGTATTCAACCTCAACTCCGTCGAATCCACCGGGCAGCGTCATGTCATAGCTGAGTGAGTAGCCCTCAGTCGTCATGTTTGCCCGGTTAAATACTGTGACCGGGTTAGATTTCTTCTCATCTCGACTAAACGAAAGAACGCCGTCATCCCAGAACGCGGTGACCGTCGCAGCATCACAGATAGTCTGTACGCGGGAACCTAAAGAAATGTCCTCATCATCAAAGGTGTAATCGAAATAACCGAGCCGCACGTCAGGCAATGACGCCGCGATTGAGTAAAGCTCAAAGATATCTATGCTCGACTCGGCCTGCTTCCCCATAATCAGCCATGTGTGAATCACGGCATCCGCAAACGAACGAGATGGCCGCAGCGTGTAATCGACCGACTGAGTGCTCAGGTTGTATGTGATGGTGTGACGTGTGATGAGCGCGTTGTATTTGCGCTCTCGACTGCCGGTTGCGTTCTCAGTAGCCCGCACGGTAATGCGTACAATGCTGTCCGCTGGGTGAACAACATTACTCCGGACGTTTACCGCGTGAATCTCTTCAACCTTCAGCGTGCTTGCGTCACTACTGTTGTCAGTACGCTGAAAACTGATGGCATAGCGGCCTGACCCACCGGTCGGCGTTATTTTGTCTGTCCGGTAAAAGGTTTCGCTCGAGGAGTCGTGTGGCGTGGTCTGCCTGTAGGTGAATACCTGCGTTGTGCCTGGGATCTGCACGTTATCCTCATCCACCTTCCAAAGGGTCATCTTCCAGTTCGTTTCGCTGTTACCACCTAATGCTGACTGTGTGTGAACCCACAGCTGAGATGAATCAACAGGCGAGAAGAACGGACCGACAACCAGCGCTTCATTGTCATTAAGAATGAACTTCGTTGTGTTGATGGTGGCGGAGGTGATAATCGAAGCGTTCGCCCCATTAAGGTTATTAAAGATGAAGTTGTAGTAATAAATAGGGCTAACTAAATCCCCATTATTAGTTTCATTCGCGTCGATGAGATTTGCAGACAGTGTGATGTCTTCTGTCTTGCTGCCGCTGGCAGTGGGATAAGTTACGTTTATTGTGAAAGTAACTGCATGTGGCAAAGTTAGGTCGATGAAATAATCAAAATCTGACTGTTTCAATATCTGCATAGCAATCTGGCCGCCGGAGTACGTCCCGCTAATAACAGTTGTTGCGGTAGCTGTTTCTATAGGAAAGTCGCCTGATTCGTTAGCCCCCGGTACCTCCTGCCCGTCAACATCATCGAACTCATAGCCTTCATTGACTGTCGGAATGACTTCGCCGGGTTGATAAATCGTGTAGCTCGCCCCGGCCATTGACCCGAGGTTGGATTCTGAGTAACGGATAGACGAGTAATCGTATTTACCGAGCCCGAAATTCATCATCTCGGTTACATACTTCAAGTTGTTCGTGTACTCGAACAATGACTCCTGAATCAGGTCAGGAAAAGATCGTACGGTGCCGTAAGTATCAGGCCTCGCCTCACCATTGCGGGCAATATTCGTCTGCCCCTTGAGGCTATTGTTCGGTGATGTCTTGGAGTTGCCGCTCGCTGCGCCTGCGTTTGGCTGCGGCATCAGTGAGGACAGAATCTTCTGGGTAAACTTGATCGGGTTGAAGTGCTCTAACGGGTTCAGCAGCGTACCAGCCAGTCCGCCGCCTTTAGGCTGGTCGAAGATTCGGATCACATCCCCATCGTTCAATGGGAAGTTAATGTCATCATCATCTTGCACCTTCACACCATTGCGGAAAATATCTAACTCTGCGTGCAGACATGCCTCTTTCAACCACGGATAAAACATCTGGCCAGCAGCCAGTTTATGCCGTTCTTTGGGCATCCCCGGAACGCGCTGAATCTCGATAAGAGGCATAGGTGTAAAATTCCACTTTTGAGTAAACTTTTTGAAGGGTGCGCAGCTTGTCCAGCCGCACATGACCACTTTCACCACGGCTGTGGAATGCCTGACCGTCAATAACAAGCCCCACGTGCTTTGGGTGCTGGTCTTCATATGCGACGAACATGCATCCGTCTGAAGGCGTTACGTCCTTCCGCCAGAACACAATCTCGCCGTGGTAGCACGTCAGGAATTCGCGGTCTGATTCGTAGGCATCCGTATGGTGAATGTTCACACCCAGCACGTACCGGTAATAAAGCGCAATGAGCCCCCAGCAATCAGCCGCGTCAAAGGTGCAGGCGCGGTTCTTCCAAGGCTTTCCATCCATCAGGTCAATGAATTCTTGTTTAAGCATTTTTCAGTCCGGGGAATTCAGTGGTGTTGTATAGGAAGGCGATGTTGTTATTGATTGGGTTCTGCAAGGTCAGCGTGCAGGTCACGTCGTTAGCGTCCATAGACACGTCTTTCACATACAATGTCCAAGGCTTCAGAGGTGTATTCATATCGGCTGCATCAAAGCGCTGGTAGGTTGCTGAGATAGGCGTTACGCGTGAATAAGAACGCCATAACTTCAGTTGCTTCTTAAAGTCCTGAGCAAGCCTTGAAAACCTGATGGTCGAGTTGATCACCGGCGTACTACTCTGCTGGCTTTCCGAAATCTCCATGCGGCAAGGTGTGTAAACCTGACCTGCGAAGGTCTTCGGGTAAACCTGCATGTTTACTAGCCGCACATACCCAAATGTCGAGTGATAAAAGGTGATCGTCTCGTAAAGAATCCGGTTTGGCCGCTGACTTTTGTAATCTCTAAATGTTGGCATTATGGCGACTCCGGCAAATCTCGACTAACCACCTCATCGAGCCATGACCACCATACCGGCGGTAATTCAACGATTATGTCGCTGTAGTCGTCGTCTGAGTTGATGACACCCCGAGTGATTACTGTCGCACTCCAGGTGATTACGCCGTTGTTATCGCTCGTCTGTTTCGGGTAACCGTCGGAAGTGAAGTGAAGCTCTTGACTCTGTATGCCCGAGCCGCCCAAATTGATGGGCATCGTGAACCACTGATTGCCGTTATCGAGATACTTAGGGCTTCGCAACCACTGCTCAAACGCTCTGTCTTCACCGCGCTGAAATAGCCAAGTTAGCGTCCACGTGGTCTTCAAGTCATCGGTAAGCTTCTGGTAAATCGGAGCGCCAACTGCAGGCTGGTCAGTACGGAAACCAACGTCACTACTTCTATTCTTATTGGCTTTCTGAGCCAGTGGCAGCCAGTCCGGGTATGGTATAGCCATTTTTTCTCCATAAAAAAACCCGCCGGAGCGGGTTGGTTAAGTGGTTTTAAGGCTATCACCTGCCTTTGTATTGCAGGCCTTTCAGCCCAGAGGCTCGCTCCATTTGACTCTTCACTGAAGCGGTAACGGCGTAGCAGTCAGCGATTCGACCACAGAACTTGGTTGCTACAGGAGAACTTAAAAGTCTCAGCGCTGGCTCAAGTTCATCTCTCCAAATGCGATACATAAAGTCCAAATGAATGCATGAGGCGTTGAGGTTGTGAACATTCATTTCCCAATCGAAACCATCAGAGACTTCATTGCGCTGTTTACCAAGGTACTCACCCTCAAGAACCACGCGGTGAATGTATTCTACGGCCAGCGGGATTTGTGAGAGTTCAAGTTCATCAATGCTATCAATAGCAAAACGCTGATGAACCATATTGTATGCATCGTCATAACGGAGTCCTTTCTTGCCAACCAACATATTTACTGCATCGCGAAGCGGAGTGCGCTCGTCAACGGTGGTTTTCTTGCGTGGGGCTTCAATCTTTTCTTTCTGAGTGAAGTAGCAATCTTCCAGTTGTTCGTAGACATCCCAAGCGCGGTTAGTTTCAAGCATCTTGGCATGGCGTGCAGCGCCGCGTTCAGTCCACAAAGTCAACTTAGGCGCTCGCTTATCAACTAGGTGACCGAAAGTCACCGAGTCCTTAAAACTCCTTAACTCAGAACCAGTTATCATGAAGTAATGCTTGCCTAATTCAAATCTGGACGAGTTTCTAGAATAGTTTTTCTTGATGTTATCCGCGCCGGTACCGTAGAAAGATGAAAGTTGTTCAGTCGTTACAACAGGAACGCCGGAGTGAATTATTGCTTGCATACCCTGTTTGATTGCAGATTCAGTAGTTGCTATACTATTCATTGTTAGTTCCTTGCAAGTTGCTGACAAAATAGAAACCTCGTTGGTGCCAGCCTTCGGGGTTTCGTCATTTTTACGCTGCATTAGATCTTTCCTCTCTCAAGCAACGCGCCAATCTCTGCACAATGGCTGAATTGATAGAAATTCCATCCATCTCGGCCATGCGGCGGATCTCTTCTTTCATCCGCTCAGGTAAACGGAGCTGGAAGCTGTCGTTCTTGCGTCCGGTATAAAGTACATCTTGCATTGTAACCCCCCACATATGATGTCAAGTTGGTGCCAGAACCAATTTACCACCATTTAAAATGATGTCAAGTAGGTGCTATTGTTTGTCGTCGAAAATGCATTTTTGAGGATTTATGAGCAAATTCCCCAGCCAAGAAATGGATAGATTTAATGTTAGGCTTCCCGCGGGAATGAGGGAGTCTATAGCCGAGAGAGCGAAAGCAAACGGCAGGTCTATGAATTCAGAGTTAATACTCATCATTGACGAGGCATTGAAGAACCCGTTTACACGTGCCCCAGATGAATCGAAGCTGATGAAGGCATATAGTGATTTGGCATGTAATCGACCATCAAACGAAGATGAGATGGCTGAGTGGGAAGAAAAAATGAACACTCTTCTCTTCAATTTGTTCGAAAACATGACTGAGCAGACAAACATGTATCAACTACTCAAATCATTGAGCTATCAAGTCAAAGAGGATCTAAAAAAGAAGAAAAATAAAAAGGCCACTTGATTTTTAGCTGTGCCTCATTGCCACCGCCTCTAAACACAAGTTAAGCATGATGATTTGAGGCTGTAAATGGGTTGAAAATGTCTATATCGTCATCAATCGTTAACAAGATCTGACATTTACAAATCAGCTTGCCCCACAAAGCAAAAACCCTCCGAGGAGGGTTAGTCGTAGTTGTAGAAAGAGAACTCTGATTTAACACTACCTTTTTTGCATTGTTGCTTTATTAATGAGCTTTCAAAGTAAGTGGCAACAACAAACTCGTCTTTTTTGTTGAGCTCAACAACTTTTATTTGATCATCTTTAGCGGGCAAATTTGCAACTTTTTTGCATATATTGAAATCAGGCATATCCATTGACATACCGGTAACTCTTGTTACTTTTGGTAAGTTGCCATTTTTTACCATGTCATTGATTTCTGTTATCAAATAAGACTTTGCTCCGACGAATGGATTGTCTTTAGTCTCAAACTCAAGAATTGACTCACCATTTTGATAAATGGTTATTTCCATGCGTAACTTTTGGGCTTTTTTTATTTTTCTAAGATCTTCAGTACCAAGCACTCCAGCAATTGCATCAGAACTACCGTCCTTGGGGTGCTTACCAACTAAAAGAAATGGTTTCTCATTGTCAGGTCTAACCAACACACCGCAGGCATCCTGATCGCAAATTATTTGCCCCTTCTCTATAGCCAGTACAAACTCATTTTGTCCATTTTTTAATCTTCTCAGTGAGAATTCCCCATGCTGGACTCCATCATAAGGCGCTTTCAGGGAAATTGAATTGCTACTGATAACGGAAGCAACTTCATCACTTCCTCTCCCCATCTCATCTTCAACAACTGAATGCTCCCAATTCGCTAAAGCTGAAGTAGTAAGAAACAAGCAACTTGAAAGCAAAACAACCCTAATCATATCCCTATCCCCATAAGTAACAGTTAGTTTCATGTTAGCAGAGGGACAGTGCAAGGCAACGCAAATCCCTACTGCGTTGCCCGCCAAGTTGCCGAGTTGTTTTTCGTGATTAAACCTCTTGCGGACCCTTCTGAATGTCGTGGATGTTGATATCGGCGCTCGTTATGTCGCCCCCATTTGTCACCTCAAGGTATTCATTTGCTGGTATAAATCCTGAAATAATCGACCCGCCACTTGTAGTAATTTCAAATCTGACTAGCCGATTAAATCCTAGGTTATATTTCTTTCCTATCTCCATTGAAACTAATTGAGACTTATCACCTGGGAATAGACTGTCCATTTTGACTCCCTTACTGAGTAGCCCTTCTTGGGGCTTGGTGGTTGTTTGAAATTGCCTGACTTAGCGCCCCTCCATTATTTATGTCAGCAATAGCGATTTGCAACACATCATTCCCGCTTTGGTCTTTCGATGTCTGGTAATCCTGAACTCCAGCATTAGAAGACATGTTCTGAATAATGACAGTTATGCCTGAGCTCGAACCCCCGCTACCTGACTGCATGTCTTTGTTACTGATGACGCTGCCGTTATCGCCGGGGATCATGTACTGGCGGCCAGATGAAGACTGGTAGATTTCAGGCATACCGCCCTCGCCTACTTGGTACATGCCACCAGCGCTAACAGGACCGCCATTTTTACGCTTACCGGCTAAGGCAATGCCAACCCCGTACGCAGCCACCATGCCAGCGATACCGGCCACAGCAGCACCACCAAATGTTGCAATAGATGCCGCGGCTGCCGCAGGAGCCCATGCTGTTGCCGTCTGGGTTGCCGCAGTGCTTGACGAGTTAGCTTGCATTTTGTCTGCAATCATCGCCATTGCCGCATTTTTCAGGTATTGAATGCCAACTTCCACCAATGCCTGAATAACACTATTGATAATGGAGGTTCCTAGGTTTTGGAACGCCTCAGATGCGCTTTGAGTACCATCTATCAATCCTGTTAGTGAGCTGGCTGCTTGACTAGCAAATCCATCAACAGCTGATGCCATTAATTCATTAGTCACGCTCTGGTTGCGATACAACTCCCACATTGCATCCGTACGCTGCTTCTCATAGACGGTATTTGCCGCATTACGCAGAGCTATACCTTGCTGCTCGGTGAGGGTTTTATTGGTTTCAAACTGTTGTATTAGTGCCAATTTCTTGGCGTTCTCATTTGCCAGAGCCTGAACTGGGTCAACTGTGCCAGCGGCCTCTTGCTGGGGTGTTACAGCCTGATTGGCTCTTATTTGAGCCAGTGCTGCCTGATGCTGTTGCTCAAGTTGCTCTGATGTGGCATTGAACTGTTCCTGAGAGATCTTCTTCGCTGACAGCGCAGTTTGAAGATCGGCAACATCCTGCCTGTAGGTCGCGTTCTCCTTGGTTTCAGGGAGAAGCTTTTCAGCAGCAGCCTGTGCCCTGATGGCGTTTCCTGTATCCCACTTAGCAGCTGCATACTGTCCGGCAAGAGCGATATCCTTCTCCGTTGCAGCACTTCCAAGTGATTGCTGAGCAGTAAGAATTGCCTGTTCGCGGCTAAGCTCTCTCGTTGAATCGCCTGCCAGTTCGGATTGTTGTTGCAGGTTAGCGAGCTTCTGAGCAATGCTTTCTGCCTGATTTTCGGCTTTCTTTCCTTCCGCGTTAGACGCCTTAGTTGCTTTTGTTCTCTCTTGCTCTGCCTTTTGCAGGTCGTAATTCTTACCTGCTAACTCGCCGACTTGGTTAATGACATTTTGATTACCTTCACCAGCATTTATTGCATCCAAACGAGCTGCTTTAATCGCCCGCTCGCGCTTATCCTGAATTGAAAGAAGCTCGTTTTGCTGGGTTAGCTGGTCTATCTGTTTCTGACCTTCTTTGGTTACTGATACCTGCAAGCTGGTAGCATTAAATTTCTCTTTAGCGCCTGTTGCAGCATCGATTCTCTTTCCAAGTTCAGTCATTGCTCCAGCGGCAACTCTGGCAAGCGTCCCGTTCCTATCCAGCAGATCATTACCGGTCAGCATTACCCCATTCAATTTCGCCTGCAAAATTGCTGATGCGTTAACCGTGCGTGACCTGTTCAACTCCATCGTAGTGAGCTTGTCAGTTTCGATAGCAAGGTTTTCAGTCAGGTCAGCAACATCCTGTAGCTTAGATGCGGTGCTGCCGTAAATGCGCATTGATGCTGTTTGGTTATCGATATCCTTTTTAAGCCCAGCAACAACGTCTCGCTGATCTTCAATTGCTGATGTTTGAACTTTTGTTGCCTGGGATGCTTTTGCAATCTCAGCCGCCAACTGCACATCGCTCAGCTCTTTCATCTTGGTTACTAATGATGAAATGCTGTCAGCAAAAGCAAAAGCAGAGTCGCGTGCTTCCTGCGTTCTTTGGAAGAAGTAATAAACGGCTGCTGCCGCAATCATCGCAGCGCCTACTGGACCACCAATTAACGCCAAACCCCCACGTAATGTGGTCATGCCGATACTGGCACTTCTTGCGGCCGCTTCTGCTGTTTTCTGAGCAGCTGCATTGGCTGCGAGCGAGGCATTGTAGGCTTGAGTTGCTGCGGTGGCTTCAATTCTTGCTGCTGAAAGTCGGGTTTCCGCGATGAGCAACTGATCGGCTGTGACTGCCGTCGCTTTCATCCGTAAAGCCCTGTCCAATTCAGCCTGTGAAGCGATTTTAGCCGCCTCGGCGCTTCTTAAGGTTGCCGCTGCCTCAAGTGAAGCCGTCTCCGCTGCCTGAAGGTTTGCTACAGACATTTCTCTGGATGCCACTACGCTTTGAAATTTCGCCGCTGTCGCCGTTGCTAATGCCCCGACAAATCTGCCGCCCATAAGCACGGAAACCACACCGATTATGCTTGCCACGGTGTCCAGATTCTCACTAAGAGAGATAACACCTTTATTGAATACGTTAAGCGTTGTGCTTGTCGTGGAGCTTTCACCGATGAATTTAGTGATGTTGTTTGTAGCGACAGTGAATGCCTGCCCCATGGTTAGAACGGTGCTGCTGAACTCTTTGGCGATCTGATCGCTTTGTTTGAGCAGTCCGTTAACTACCACTTCAGTGGTTAGCTTGCCCTGCGCCGCCATGGCACGAAGCTGACCAATTGTCACGCCGAGCGAATCGGCAAGCGCTACTGCCAGACGACTACCGTTCTCAGATATTGAGTTGAACTCTTCACCGCGCAGTACGCCTGATGCCAATGCCTGAGACAACTGAATCATCGTTGAACTGGCTTCTTGCGTAGTCGCGCCCGACACTGCCAGACCTTTATTGATAGTCGATACAAGGGTTGTTAGTTCAGCAGTGCTAGTCCCTGCTGAGCGCGTTGCCCTTTCCAGTCGGCCATAAAGTGCAGCGGTGGCCTCAAGGCTGGACATCGTCTTTTGAGATATGTCAAAAACACGCTGCGTAACATCACCCAGCTGTTCTGTTGGCCTGACGGCATTCACTAATTTGTTGCTGACGTTGACCCATGAATTAGCATATTCGGCGACTTGCTGAATAGAGAGTGCAGCCGCCAAACCCTTGGCGATATTCGTCAAGCTGGACATAGTGCGACCTACAGAGGCAATTGAACGCTCTGTGCGGGTTACTGATGCGTCGATTCGTCCAAGGCTGCCGCTCAGGCCATTCAGGGCTGCGTCAACCTCTCTTCGGGCAGCAAGCAGGCGACCGGTATCCATATCCACTTCATATATGATGCTGCCTGCGTTAACTGAGCCTGCCATAATTTATCCTTTATATTATTTAGTGACTTATGCTTTCTGGTGTGTAAATTAATGGCTTATAGAAACCAACAACAAAATGGATTAGCTATGTTTTTAAAAAATGAACTAAACAGTCAGTTAGACAAAATGAATGAGCAGATTTCTGAGTTGACTGGCGATAGGATTGACTCGTGGACTCTTAAAAGAATGAAAGAAAAATTAAATCGCGTTGGAAGAAAGGCTTCCAAATTAGATAAAGAAGATAAATTTGAAATAAAACAACGAGTTCATAGTGTTCGCGCATCTTTGAAAGCCGCGATTGAAAAAAAATATTTAACTGAAAAGATTCGGGCTAACAATCCAGAAATTAGTGATTCTGCTTCTGTAAAAAAGAGATTATGAATACTTTATGAATGCTGGTTCCGCACTTTAGCCAGCTTTCGTGCTTTCTTCGCAAAGTAGTCATCTGCTACCGCCTCATACTCGTCTCGGGTGAGGCCTTTCTGGTCTGGGTACTTGGCGGCGAGCATAAGCTGAAACTCGGTCATGCTTAGCTGCTCGGCCTCTGTGCGCGACATGCTGAAGTGATTACGTGCTGCGCTGATGTATTCGAAGGCTCTAAAGTCTGTCGTCGCCTTGCCAGTCTCATTGCGCTGTAATTGACGCACCTTTGCCTTGCCGATGACGCCGTGCGTAATCAGCGACTGCGCGATGAGTATCATGTCGATGGGGTGCATTAGGCCTTTGCGGTAGACGAACGTCCATTTACCGGTTTTGCCAGGAATAATCTCGCCAACCAATGTCGTCGCATCTTTATCGCAACACGCAGTGATGACGGAGATTGCAGACATGATTGCTGGCTTAGATATCTGGTGACTGTTTGCGTACTGATAGAGCCATGCGGGGATGGTTCCGAAAGCATCCATTGCCCGCTGAAAGAGTGGCGTTACAGCGTCGTTGTGAAGGTCATAGAAAGCGCGGACAATCTCGTCAGGCTCGCCAATGCGCGTCATGTTGGCGAATGACGGGCGAAAGAAATAATCATCATCACCTACAGTAATCAGGCACTCGCCAATCTCTTTCAAAGGCGTCATTTGCTTTCCTTCTGGCAATAAAAAAGGCCGCCTAAGCGACCCTATTTGAAAATGATGAATTACTTTATTGTCAGAGTTATTTCGCCAGATGGCATAGATGCGTCAACCTGATACATGCCTTCTTCAACGCTTTTCTTTGCATCTTCAAGTAATTTAAGAATTGCTTCTTTTTCGGCGTTTTTAATAAAAGCCTCCGCCTCTTCATTTCTGCCGGAAAATTTCAGCTTTAATAAGTTACTCATGCCACCCTCGCCTTAGTTGCTAGTCAAATAAAGTGTTGCGGCAGGCGGTGACGAAACCGCTTTTCGGGGGCGACCCTAGCCACGAAGTGATTATAACATAACCATTATCGCGGACACTCGAAAATGCCCGCTGTGATAATTACGCAGTAACAGTGATTGTGCTGGTACCAGTTTTCGCGCCGTCGGTGGTTGTGAACGTCATTGTTGCCGTACCAACCGCAACGCGGGTGACGAGGCCGGTTGAACTGACTGTGGCTTTCGTAGCATCAGAAGATGTCCATGCGCCGGTTTTAATTGTCGCATCAGATGGCAGCACGTTAGCCGTCAACTGAACTGTAGAGCCCACCGCGCCCGTAGATGTCGCCGGGGTTACTGTGACGCTTGCTACTGGAACATCTGGGGTGACTTGCTCAACTTTCACCGTATCGCTATTCGCTACTTTGAATTCGACAGTGAAGGTAACGAGGTCGTTAGTGCCGCCGTCCGCCGGAGTCAGCGCAGTGATGACCATGTAGCCGGTGAACTCAATCGGCCCCACTTCTAGGCGCACCCAGATGGTCGGTTGACGAATTGGCTTAGCATTCAGTTCATCTGCGAAGTACTTCACCAACTTGCCGAATCCGAACTGATCCAACTTGTCGTTTTTACGCACTTCGCCTTCGAACGAAATCGTTGCGTCAGCGTTAGTCACGATGTTTTCTACCCACGCGCCCGTGTCATCAGCATCTGAGTTCACGGTGTTAGGAGAGAAGTCGAGGCCTTTGCTAGTGCCAGCCCCCAAAGCCTGCCAGTCGCCCTCAGAAGGCGGAGTTTCTGGGCAGCCCAAGGCCACCTCAAGGACGACGGCGCGTCCGAATACTGCACCATTGTCGGTTGTGCAACCTTGCATATTAATTACCTCGTTTCAGATATAAAAAAGGCCGCGAGTGGCGACCTTGAGGGGATTTGATTGTGCTTATTCAGCAAAAAGACAGGCGAACTGGAGTCGGTAAACTAACCGGCCTTCTGTAGTGAGAACGGGTGACGGGATTCCGCCAAAGTTTTCGATGTGGCCGATACAATCATTCGGCGTTGGGTTGGCCTGCACATTGGCGATTATTGCCTGCACTGCGTCATCGGCAGCCTGATTGCCATTCTTGGCACCGATAACATCAACCAGAACAAGATATTCAGCGCCGAGGTCATTTCTGATATTCGAGCCACCATTCGGTCGGAATACCATGAACTTATCAGTCAGAACCGCAGTATCATTCCAGACAAACTTCTGAACCTTGAAGCCAGAGGTCAGGCCAGTATCCACGAAGTAATCACGCACCCTGTCAGCCATTGAAGGCGTCATAACGACATCTCCTGAGCTACTGTTTTATCGATAAGGCTTTGGGTGTCCTCAAAGCCTTTGGTGAGGAACTCTTTCTCAGCTGTAGGGCGCCTGAAGTTCTGCACGTTAGCCGGGTCGTGAACGTAAGCAGCGTAATTCGCTGAATATCCCACCCTGCCAGTGATACGAGTGCCGTTTACAACGATTTCGCGGAACTGGCTGTTGAGCAGGTAGGAGGTATCAATTGGCGTATACAGCGCGGCCTGTGATGACCCGATAATCATCGCGCTTTGCAGTGCTCTGACTATCTTCTTTCCCTGAATGTTATTCAGGATGGCGTCCATGTTTCGCTGAGCCTGCTTAACGCCTTTAACTTTCACGCCCATATCAGACTCCCGTGAGAATGGCGTAATCATCTGCCACGCGGTCAAAGGTGTCAGCGTAGCGAATGACCTGCCTGACCTCATCAGCACCCGCCGCCAGTGGGTCAGCATCGGTAGATGCACCAATAAGGATGTAATCACCAGCATCAGCGCTGGAATACTCCGTCCAGATGGTATTTTTCACCACGATTTCAGCGCCCAAGCTAGCCAGTCGCTTACTCAGGCCACCTTCGTAATCACAGAAGATTGCCACCGGAGCAGCAAAGCCGAGCGAGTCACCACCATCACTGATTCCGAGGTTCTTCCAGATAGTCGCGGTTGCTGTGTATGACCAATTGGCAGCAGCACTCATAGTTGATATTCGCTGTATTGGTCTGGGCATTTGCAATCTGGTTCGGGCCGAATGATTTCAAACCATTCAACATTCTTGGCGCTTACTTGCTGGCCTTTACCTACAGGAATAAAAAGCCCATCAATGTTTCCCATTTCCATCTGAAGGAAACGATCAATAAGGAATCCCGCCGACACCTGGGACTTGAAGGTTTTTAATTCCTCCGCAACTCGATAAATAACAGTCACGCATAACTTACTTACAAGAACTGATTTAACGCTTGCCATCAGCAACCCCCTACAACATCGAAGAAACCAACCGATGAGCCAACCGTGATTGGCAGAACGCCAGTGCAACCAGATGTGTCCAGAGCTGCAAGAGAATCCCGTAACCAAGTAATCGAATCATCGCCATACTCAAACGAGCGACTCGCGCCCGATGGAGCACTCTGAGATTTAATCTTCCTGGCACCGGATGAGGCAGACATTAGCGCGGCGGCATACATCATGATTAGTGTCTGAGTGCAGTCGTCATAGCCTGCCCCATCCAAGCAATCGATAATCGAATTAACCCGGCATAGGATTGGTGTCAGCAAGGATGAAGGAATGGAGTAGCCCAGCTCGGCGAGAAAGGCTTGAACATCTTCCGGCGTTAGCGGGGCTGCCATGATTACTTATCCTTTTTGGTGGCTGCTGCCAGCGCCGCTTCTGCTTCTTCTGCTCGCTTAGTTACTTCAGCGATAGCTTCGGCATGTGCCGCTTCTGCTTCTTCTGCTGCTTTGGTCAGGGCATCAATCTGATCCTGCAAAGCTTTGGTATCAGATGAGGCAGGAGCAGAAGGCGTCGCCACCTCAAACACAAGTTTCTCGCCTTTCTTCTCGGTGGACTTCTCAGCTTTGCCGCTGGCGATCCACTTTTCAGCAACCGCATCATTGACGTCGTATGATTGACCAGCCTCCAGTTTCTGGAAGCTGGCACCAGCAAAGATATTTGCTGCTAATACTTTTACGAGTGCCATTTGTTTTCCTTAGCTTGAAGCGTGGATAACGGAGAATTTGCTGTTGATGTCCTGCTTAACCATCAGGCCCATTGCACCCCAAGTCCGCCAGATGTAGTCGCTGTTGTAGAAAGGTCGCGGATCAGCAACGGTGCCGATTGCCTGCCCAACGATTGGGGCGATGACGCCAGCAGTCAGTGGCACGATCAGAATTTCGTTTCCGGACAGATGCGCATCTTCTTTGATGGCCGCAATGCCGGACAGCTTCATGATCTCTTCCAGAACGGTGCGGGTAGCATTCACATCGAAGTAGCGTTCAAAGTTCGACATGATTTCAGCTGACACATACCACGTCTGCGGTGCGTACTGGTTGTTGGTAATGCGCATGGTGTCGCGCAAAGCAATCGCATTAGTGCGAAGTGCAACAGGATCGGTGCTGGTTGCGAAGTTAAAGGTCAGGGTTACCTGAGCAACACGCTCGTCAGACTTCAGGCCTTTCCAGGTCAGGCCATCGAACTTAACGTAGGCTCCTTCAGGGTCTCGGAAGCCATTGAACATGTAGTCAACGTACTGACGCTGGACATCTTCAACAGAACCGCGTTGCGCATCAGCCTGAGACTGGAGAGCTGACGGGCTATTGAAGATAGGATCTCGCCAGTTAAACTTGAAGCCTGAGTCGTGCACCGGGACCATCGTACCGTCGAAGGTGAAGGACTTTGCGTCAAGCGCGGCGCCAATCTGGCCAGACATCGAGGTATGAGCCCAGCCACGGCCGCCTGTACGAGCGTAATCGTAACGGGATTGCTCAATGCGCACCGAGCGAGACAGCGGCATCAGGTCGTTAAGCAACGTGAATTGCGTGGTTGGTTCGAACTGCGCCAATACCGTGGTATCGAAGGCGCGGTACAGTCTACGGATATCGTCCACTGCGTTCACAGCATCCAGGCGACCACGATCTTCGCTGATGCCGCGGGCGCGACCAATGAAGTCAGCAGCTGCTTGCGCACCTTCCTGACGGGCAGCCTGCAATTGGGCGAACTGAGACTGGTTAACTTCTAAGTTGCCGGTGCGTTCACCGACAGCGCGGGAGTATACAAACATTCAGGTGCTCCTTACTTGATCACAACGCGCAGCAGGTCACCTGCAGCAGCGGTAAATGCCTTGTCTTCTTCGACATAGCAGCGAATGGACTCGTCAGCGGCCTGTGCTTTAACTTGCCCATTTGCGATAGACAGCGGCTGGCCTTTTTTATAGGTGCCGGCTGCTGCTCGTACGTTCAGGAACACTCCCTGCATTGGCTGGATGCCGACAACAAGCTCACCCAGCGGGATACTGTCATCCACTGTCAGGCAGCGCAGGTAGTCGAAGTTGGCAACATAGAGAATTGCCTTTTCATTGCCATCAACTGAAGCAGTGAACTTGCCAGCATCAAAGAAGCCGATGATGCCAGGCTTGGTGGCAGCAGCTGCTGCGCCTTCACGGTTAAGCAGTGGGTTAGGGAATACACCACCCGCGTGAATTACGTGCTTTCCATCTTTAGCCATTATTTACTCCGGCATTTCGCTGACTGATTGAGATGAGTTGGCTTGACGGAATAAACCATTCAGGCCGGTGGATGTGGAGCATTGAGCAAACAGCTCATTCAGTGGTTCGCCGTCCAGAGCATTGACCGCAATATCAGTCATGCCGAACTTCGCTTTGACTGCTGCACGCTTCTCGCCTTTCTCTTTGTCAGAGTTGGCTGTAAGGCCGGTTTCGATGCTGTTCAGCTTTTCAGCGAAAGGCGCGAACCAAGCCGGAGCCTGCTCACTGTTATTCGCTTTGTCTTTGGCTGCCTTGTCGTCAGCCTCTTTCTTCAATCGAGCAGCCTTCTCTTCAGGCGTCTCAGTCTTGGTTGCTGCTTCCTCTGCATTCATTTGATTGAATGCATCAAAAAGCTCTGCGTCGGTCTTGCCTTCAGTCGGCTCACCTTTCGCTTTCAGTGCGTTAACGATCATGTCTTTCATCGGGTTTTCAGCTCCGTTGGTTTTAATTTCGTACTCAGTAGGTTTGCGCACGACTTCTTGAGGTTCGCCGACGAATACGGCTTTGCCGTCGTCATCGATGAGGTACTTCTGTTTGAAATACTTAGTGTCATTTCGGTAGATAAATAAGTCAGGCCAGATGGTGTCAGGCCATACCCAATCGTCATCACTACGTCCTTCGCGAAGCTTGTCGCCAATAGCGCGGCTGATATCGTCAAAGGAATAGTTGGAGGCGTTAGTGAAGAAGAATTTGGTTTTGTTCAGGAGGCCTTGCTGCGTGCAGTTCGAGGCTGACGTTAAATCCACATTCTCGACTTCTACTTCCTGCGTGGTGTTGTCAGCATTTACGAAGATTCCCACACCATCATCAGGAGTTGCTGCGCCGGGTTCGTCCAGCAGGATGGCGACGTGGTCGAACTGCATGTTGCGAGCTACCCACGTATGAGGCTTGCCCTTAGACTTGCCGCTGTTTTGTTCGCGTTTCAGCAGCAGGCCTGTTGATACGTGGATAGGCTCTGCACTGGTGTTAGTAGACAACCATTCGATACGCTCAAGAACGCGCTTCCCGCCTTGAGTAGCAGAGGCGAATCGCTTGTTGATTTTCATGTCCATCACGACACGATCACCATCTTTGCGCACATTCTCAGCCCATGCGCCTACGTGAAACTGATTCACTGCTCGCGGGTTGTTTGCGCTGACGTAATCGCCGCCGATCTTCGGATGCCCCAAAGGCATCTGATTGCCTTCGAGCGTCTTAAAGCTTTTGTTAATTTCCTCAGCCGGATACAAGCCGCCGTTCATAACCACGTCATCAACGACAGGCACGACGCCGCGGATGACGATATGCTCGTCACCGTCGATGGTTTCGGTTGAGATGTTGGCGGAATTGATGGCGAGGGACTTAACGTGGATGCTAGATAGCTTCACGCTGTGTCCTCATTGGTGGATTTCAGGCAATAAAAAAGGCCGCCTGAGCGACCTTGTTTGTTATTTTTTGAAGCTTATTAGCTCTATCTCTTCATTGGGATGAAGCTTTTGCAATGCAGCTATTAGCATTTGTTCAGTATCGCCATTGACTAGCAAAAACGCCTTTTGGGTAAGGTACTTTGCTTTAGTCTTGGGGCGAACCCGGTTATAACGAACATCTTTGAATTGAACTTGCATATTTATACTCCGTTACTTAGTTGAGTTGTCAAATTAGTAACGGCGGATAAAAAAATTACTTTAAATATTATTTTTCCCAATTTTTTCTTTCATCAGCGAGCCTATCACTTAGCCCTTCATTCACCACCTGCCCTTTATCATTCAAGATGGCCGGTATCTGTGAGCAGTAGCAGCGGTATTTGTTGCCGTTCTCGGCATAGAAGGACTCAACATTCTCGACCGTGTAAACCTTGCCATGTCGCGCCGCATGCCATGCTCGGGTTGTAGGTTTTAGAGCTGACAGCCAGAGCAATCCAGTGTTCAGGCCAAGGCGTTCTTTTGCCCACGTCGTTTCAGCCCACTGAGCTTTGCGCAGTGCGCCCACTTGTTCGGTTTGAGCGATGTTTTTCGCATCTGACATCGACACATCAAGGCGTTTACTTATCAGGCTGGCCGTTTCTTTAGGATTTACACCGCGCCCAATAGCGTCTGAGATTACGTTAGCGAGGTCGGCGCGAGCCTTGTCGCTTATGCCTACCCAATCGCTGTACGTACTCACGTATGCCGCTGCAATTTGGTTCTGGTAGGCAGGTGATGACAGCAATGCGCTTAACGTTGTCTGCGATGCGTAAACCGGCGATTGAACAGAGAGATTAGTGAAGGCGTTCAGCGTGCCGCGCTGATACTCTTCTGCGACATACGCAAGCGCCCACATGTCCTGACCTAGCCCACCAAGAAGGTGATCATCAAGAATCACCTGCACACGTTCCAACAGGTCAGCGAGTTGCTGCGCTGTCATGTCGTAGATGTACGTGGCCGCATTCACCTGATAGATGATATCGCCATGCACCGAGAATGAAGCCTGTGCGTTACCCTCCCTTACTCTGCCGGTTAGCCTGGCATCAAGTAGTTGCTTCAGGTCAGTCTTGATGCCGAGATACCTTTCTTCGATGTCCCGGTACATCTTGTTTACTGCTCGGTATGACTGTGTAGGGTCGGCTTTATTGCGCGGTACGATTGGTGTCCCGATTCGGGTCGCTGTTGTCGTCATCTCCATTCAGCGGATCCTTAGCGGTTGGTTTTGCGTTGGGGTCTGGTTCTGGAGGCTCAGTCATCGGCTCAAGCTCACCGGCAGCACGGATTTCGTTAATCTCTACCGCTGGTGTTCCGTATGCCTGCTGAGTCTTCTGCGCGATGTCTGCAAGCTTGCCCATGTTATCGAGCTTCTCGCTGTCGCCCGGCGCGAGTAAATCCGACCAATCGACAGTAATCTCATTGGTCTTTGGCTGCCCAATGATACCAACGTCACACCAGCGCTGAACCACTTCCGTGATTACCCATGAGAGCCAACCATTTCGGCGCTCGTTACACCTGATAGCCCATGCTGTCTTGTCTTCGGTAGATGCCAGGTTGCCAGTCTGCTTACCGTAGAGAATATTGAATGGGCAGAGAATGGTTGAGGAGTAACTGTTAGCTGAAACCGTAAACGTTGGCGTCGGGTCGGCGGCGGCCACAGATAAAACTGACGCTTTACCAGCCTGCATTACGAGAGCAGCATCAGTTCCCTTGCTCATGCGTAATACTTTTTCGTTTAGAGCATCGCCTAGGTCTTTGAATCCAGCCGCGACTGCTGCTTTTCCAAGCGTAGCCATATCCGTTTCTTTATCGAACTCAATACCAAGCTGACGACTGGCGTTCTTCAGGAAACCTTCAGCGCTACCACCCTTTGACTTCTCAATATCGAGCAGGTCGTTATAGCCTGCCTCGTTAAGGGGAATGCCGGAGAGCATGTTGTCGTCTTCTGAGCCTTCAGCAAGAATGATCACCCGGCTCGGGTGAACTGTGACGCTACGGATATTGCCGTAAGTTGAATCATCGCCGACTGGTTGTTCATTAAAGGTGTAACTTACAGGCTGTCCGTAGGTGTCTGACAGCGTGTCTATGTCGTAATTGCCCGGCTTAATCTGAGATTCCCAAGCGGGAATAAGCTTGACTAAAGCAGCCTCCCCCAATCTTTTAACTAGGGCGGTATCTACCGGCTCCCACCAGTTACGATTGTCTTTAATCTGCATGATGATCGCCGAGTAATGCCCTACAAGATTGCGGCGGTCAGCATCTTTAATTTTAGACCAGTGCTTTTTGAGAAGCCTTGTTACTGTCTTCTCCCACTCAGTCTCTTTTTTCGATTTATCGACAAGTGGTCCTTCGATAATCACCGGCTTGTCTATCCAGCAAGAGTCCAGCGTCTTGTGTACGCCAGCATATGCTGAGGAGTTCCGGCGGTAGGCACGATAAAGCATGTCGAATGTTACTGTGTCCGGGTACCCAAACTCTTCCCATAAGGTGGTGCGCTTGGTGTTGCCGTTAAACTGACCTGCGTATAAAGCACGCTGGCGACCCACCGCGACTTGGTCAGCGAGGGCATTCACGAGGAACTGAACCTCGTTATTGGTATCACTCACTGATTGCTCCTTAGAAGAATACAGCGCCGACTTGTTTGTGGTTGTTCTTGGCTACGGCAAAGTAGCGGAACGCATCAGAGCCGTGAGATGTGTGGTCATGTAATGGCTTGTCTTTCCAGCAGCCGCGCTTGTCATCCCATTCCTTCCTGTACCCTTCCAGATGAGTGATGCCTTCTGCGCACTTCTCATCATCAAAGACACATTTCGGGAGGATTTCACGCACGGACTCAATGCCGGTATCAACGCCGGTTTTCGGCACCACTTTGAATGTCATGGAGTAGACCTGACCGTCGATTTCGTAGCCTTCGCGAGCCAGCTCTTTTCGGGACTTGGCATCAGAGCCGAATTCACGATTCTCAATGTCGTGTGGTCCCCAGTGGTCGCCATACTCATAGCCGCGGTCTTTCAGCACTTTCATGTAATGCCTCAGGCCTTCACCGGAGTTTTCGTAATAGTCGATGACGTGGAACTCTTCACCAACCTCACGCACGAACCAGATAGCCGTAGAGTCACCCACGCCAATATCCCAGAACGTGTGAACCGGTAGGTGTGAGTTATCAGGCAAGGTGCCGATGCGCTTGTTGGTGTAGAGCCAGCGGAACTGTTTGGCGTAATACGCGCCTTCCACTGATTGCTGGAATGCCTCAGACGGGATAGTTGGGTATTCCCGCTTCATGTCATCGCCGAGAGTCTTTTCCTTGGCGTAGTACCAAGCTTTCTGCCGTTCGTTAAGTTGAACGCCGTGCTTGGCTTCCATCTCATCGAAGTAATCAACCAGCCGCTGCGGGATGGCCTCTACAGGGTCGATTGCATACAGCGGATTCTTCCACCAGGAGAAGAAAAAGAACTTCCAGTCGAGAGCGGATAATTTCTTACACTGTAGCTGTGCTTTCTCCGCTGTCTGGCAATAATCGAAGAAGTAACCGGCGCGACCTTCAGCAGTGCTCTCGATAGTGGCAAAGCATCCGGTTGATACGGCCTCAAACGCGCCTGTGACAATCTCACGGGCTTTGTCTGGATACTTAGCGCATATCTTGCCGAACTCTGAAACGTGCAGGTAGCGCAGCGTGCCGCCACGAAATGAGGTGCTGACGTATAGTGAGCCGCCCTTCTTGAATACCAACTCCCCGGCAGAGTCATTGCTGGCCGGGTTTGCGGCTTTAATCTCTTCGGGCAGGTTATCGTAGGCGTACTTCACCTTTTCACGGAACAGGCGTTTAGCGTCGTTCAACGTGTGGGCGATCAGGGCACATTTGGCAGACTCGAACAGCGCTGCATCCAACTGAATGATACAAACCTCAGTCGTGAAGCCGAGCTGGCGAGCTTTAAGAATGATGTTGCGCGTGTGGATACCTTCGAAGTACTCGCGCTGCTCAGGTGTCATCCTGAAACGTACCGGCTTGCCTTCTTTGTCGGTGATCCAATAGAGATTGTTTAGCCGGAAATCTTTATCAGCCAGCAGTTTCATATGCTCAGGTTTCATTACGCCCCCTGAGACAGTGAATCCATCAGGTCAGAAAGTTTCTTAACAGAGGTATCGCCTTCCGGACCATCAATATCGTAAGCCTGTCGCTCAAGGCCGATGAGGTTCTTCAGCGCATCGCTTAGTGCTTTCACTGACTTCACGCGCTCAGGCATGCTGATGATTGACTGATATACCTCATTGAGCCGGTCACGGCCATTCTCATCAGGCTCTAGCATCATCTCACCCAACTTGCGGAGTGATTCGATATCAGCACATTCAGCCCCAAGCTCATCAAACAGAGAGTTGGTGATTTTTCTCGCCCGCCGAATGTCACCTCTGTGCTCCATCCTGACGGTAGCAATGACCTCAGCAGTAGCTTCAACAAGTACGCGCTCGCTAAAACTGTTCTCTGTGCGTACCTGTTTGCGTACCTCTGCTTTGCGTACCAAATCATCAGCACGTTCTTTTACCTTTGCAGCTAAGTCGCGAGACCAGTCATCGCGCTTTGCCCGTTTACGTATCGCCCCTTCACTGATGCTGTGTTGAGAAGCAATTTCACGCAGAGACATCAAGCCAGCTCGGTACGCCGATTCGATGGCCTCCCAATCTGGTTTGGTCATTCGTTATTCCTTTTCTGTTTCTGTTCCTGTTTCCTCAGTCGCTTCTTCAGCAACTGGAGTGAAGTGCATCTTTGTTACCGTGTCGGGCTTCAGGAATATCCAATCGCCGTCTTCCGTGGCTACAGCAACGAATCCATTAACCAGTTCAGGTTGCTGTCTTGTCATAGCGCCGGTGAAGGTTTCGCCTGACTCTGTTGTTACTGTGATAGTCCACTTCTGATTCATTGGTTGATCCTTAGAATTGCACTCTATAGGGGAAGGAAAGAATTAACCCTCAAAATAGATAATCAACCATTTGGGGAGCGGTAATGTTCAGAGACATAATTGATTTATTAATCGCCTATCAGCCAACTATCCATGTGATAGTTATATTTATACTGTTCAAGTACGGAGGTTTTTTACTCCACGGCGGCGTTGTACCATGATTGCCACCGGTATATGTTCAGGCGAAGCTCTCGCAGACACTCAGCTGTTTCCTTGTCTGCCTGCAGGTCTTCGTCGCTATCCCTCCCGGCGTCACTTCCCTTGCACGGTGGCGTCATCAAATCCTGCGATATTGTTGGCAGCGTTGATTGACTGCTGACGCAACCTGATAGCAGCAGCATCAAAATCACACTTGGTATGATTCGGGTCTTGGACATATTTCACCACGTCGCGGGTAATCGTTTTGTAGATGACTTTTCCTTCGTCTTTGGCTGTGGCAGCTTTCTGCTCTATTGGCTCAAGCTTTGCTTCGGCTTTCTTCTGCTTCTTTGCTGCCGCCGCATTCATTTGGTCAGAGTGGGCATACCAGCCATTCCGGTACCGGATTTCTCCGTAGCCGATTGCCAGTAAGACGAGAATGAGGAATGCGATTATTTGGGAGCGGAGAGACATAGTGCTTTCTCCTTCTCACGCCTGATAACTAAGCCGGGCAATTGCTTACCACCGCCATATGTCCAGCGTGGAAACTGATTGCAGGCTTCTGTAATCTTGCCGTCGCGGAACATGCGGAACATCGTGGACTTCTGCATTTGTCCGCATCCGGCGTTGAAGGTTATCGAGGTGGTGGCATCAAACTGCCCCTGATTCATCTTCTTGCCGTTTGCGTACTTGTTCACGCAGGATTCAGCCTGGAGAATGTTCTTCTCCCAGTCGGCAGCAATCTGAGCATCAGACTTCCTGACTCCAGCTCTAACGCCGTGAGTATTGCCAATGCCATCAGTCAGTACACCAGCAGGACAAACGTATGGGTCACGCTGGCAGCTCTCCGCGTCACCGATAAGCTTGAGGCCGCCTTCGCTTGTTCTTACCGTTCCGCTTGATACCACAACGCCAATGATGGTCATAACAGCGCAGACGCCGCCGACAACACCCTTCTTGGATACTGAAGCCATCGCTAACCCTCTACTTTCTTAAATGCCTCAGCCACAATCTCTGTAGCTGATGAGCGGTCTGCAAATGGCTTGTTCGTCATCCCGTTAAGGTAATCGACCAAGGCCTGTGTTCTCTTCTGCTCTTCAAGCATCCGTTTCTTTTCTTCAGCTCGTTTCGCGTAGTAGGTCTTTATCGTGAATATCGCGGAGATAACCGCACCGATAATGAAAACGTAGTCTTGCAGTGATAGCAGCGAAAAGAATCCAAGTGCCGCTGACCACCAGTAAGGCAGGTTGTGTTGGTGTACAGGATCCATTTTCATAGTTCCGCTCCCATTTGGTTAAATGGGCTGTGTGTTTAGTCATAGGGAATAGAGCCTCGACCGCATGGTTTCATGAGGGTGAGGTGACTGATTGGTCGGGCTCTAAAACGAGAAAAAGCCCGCAATATGCGAGCTTCTAAAATTTGGCATCCAGTCAAGGAGTCGAACCTTGTCAGCGAGGTTTTGGAGACCTGCCATCGCCCGGCGAACCAGATATTGACGTGTGGTGACGGGACTCGAACCCGCACTCAGGTTCGGCATTATCATCATGCCCACCCTGCCGATTATTACCGGTTGATGAATTACTCTACCCATTTAACCCGCAAGCAGGAATTGAGTTACACCACATCGGAAAGAGCATTGCGGCTTTAAAATCTACGCGTGTTACGCCGCGCACATTGTCCGCTCAACAGCAATACTCTTACCTGATGTGCAGAAATGAAGTCGGACTTTGAAGCAACGCGACCGCCAAGAAGCACGCTTCAAAGTCCCTATCCCGCAACCACATAGCAAAAAACCCCGACCAGTGATGATCAGGGCTCTTGATATTTTGGTGACGCTTCATTTCGTCGTCACCAGCGCTCTTTCGCAATTGCTCCCGAGCTTAGATAGAAATATACAATCTCATTTCTCGTTTTGCAATCAAAATGAAAATATATTTCCAATCAGGCTGCTTTCTGGGTTATTTCTTCCTCCATATTGCTCTTAATAGCGTAAAACATTTCTTCTTCCAGTATTTCTTCGCACCAAATCACCCTTTTCCGTGCTGCTTGAACATCGCAGCCGGTGTGGTAATTAATATCCCTCGCGATGTCTTGCGGGCATTTGCGGTCACAGTACCGTTTAATAGCAACTGAGCGCATCGGACTATCTCGTTTAATTACTTTGTGCATCACCGATTCAACAAAAGCGGCGTCATCTGATTCTTTGGCGAGAGCGATGATGCTGCTTACTGATGTTCCAGGCATTACGACTTCACGTGATTTCTTGAAAAGCTCATCGCCGCGATATCCCTGCTCATGAAGGCTTTCCACAACCTGAATAATTCGCTCTGATTGCACCTGTGACCATTCAGTGCGGATCATCAGTCTGCCGATGACATTCACACAACCTGCCGGGGCATCATCACCACCTAAATTACGACCCCAAACACACAGCAAATAACGTGTCCATACGCGCTGTGATGGCGTGATGGTTTTACGGCCATTGCACCATACCCTGCGAAGGTCTGATTGCTTCACGACCCAAGGGAGAGCGTAAATAGCATCTTGCTTTCTCATACCTTCACCTTATTGGCATCTGACCTGTTGATGATTTCTCGGCGCTGCTCACGAATACGATTTAGCTTTTGCTCGATAAGCCTTTCTTCCTCGGCGAGCCGGGCTAGTTCGAATCTGTCGTATTGGGTCATGATATTAGCCCCTCAAATTTCACCGTTGCACTGAACATATCTGATGGGTCTCTAAAAAAACTGAGACGATAAATTCTCAAATAGCCGTGCTTTCCGTTAGTAAATTTGACTCGTAATTTGTCACCCTCTTTCATCTGCTCAACAAAGAACAATCCCCTTTTGCTGTCATGACCTGTGATATTGAACTTGCCATTTTCCTTGAACCCATTCATGCCTTGTAGGGCATGTCCCCAGCATTGCTTTGTATAGTCATGCTCTTTCCAGTCAGGCCATCGCCTATCTGGTGAACGGAAGTGGTATGTGGCTTTTATTAGCTTATGAATTAGCTTTCTCATGCTGCCTCCGATAGTTTCTTGAGTGCTTTACGCTTAGCTTTGTACTCATCCCTGATTCGCTCGAAATCTTCACGCCGGTACCGTTGCGGCTCGTGCGCGCCCATTAGCAACTGATAGGCCTGCTCGCCAATCTTTGCTCTGATTGCTGGGGTGTAGTTTTCGATGTTGCCTGACAGGTGGTTGTTGCAGGGGGAGCACTGTTTGTGACAGTTATCTTCGTTGAACCTCAGCTCTGGGTTAGCGCCTACGGTTCGGTAATGCCCGGCGTGGTACTGCCCATCATGGAAGCGGCCGCAGCTGATGCATGGAAGGTCTGCGTCACGTTCTCTGATGAAGGCGTTGAATTCTGTCTGGGCTTGTTTTGCGAAGTAACTGAGGGGTTTTACTGCGAGCTTTCTAATATTGTGGGTTTGTCTTTCTATTCGGGCTGTTACTCTTCGCTGTCGTTCCTGTTGCTGTATGCGCTTCTGTCGGGCTTCGGTTGCTAACCTGGTGATTAGCTCTTCCTTGTGTTCTTCACTGCACCACCAGTCATACAGAGTGGCTGGTTTGAACCGTGTTTTGCATATTTTGCAGTTACGGCTTCTGGGTAATTTCATCACTCTCGCTCCTCAGATGCTCGGAAACTTCGAAGCCATCCATTGACCACCAGCTCGCGCATCCATCGCAGGCGTAATTCTCGTCAGGACTTAGTGGTTGCCCGCAGCCTAGACAGACTGGTTCTTCGTCCACCATGATTTATCTCCACATAGGGTTCTGCCACGTCCGACTGGCTCGTGGTTCTACTCTGTATTCGGGTAACAAAGCAGAGACATACCAGCCTGTGTAATCGGCTGAGATCTGCTTTTGCGTTTGGATGTTTTGAGAGGCGTACTTCTTGATGAGGGTGTCGGCTTCGAGAGTGGTCATTACTGTGTCGTAGGTGAACCACGTGAGTTTAGCCATAGCATTTCCCCGCGTCTTTCATCATGAGATAGCAAATCATTGCCGCTCGGAGCGGGTTCTCATGCTTTACGTGGAAATTACTAAGCAACCCAATAGAGGTAGGCCATGCAGTGGCGGCTCCGCTTTTGAATGGCATGATGCCGATGTGGTTAGCCATGATAATCGGCCATGCGTCGGCTGGGTTGTTGCAGGGGTCGTATTTAGACCACTCACCACCACCTCGAAGCACATCGTGATGATTCATTCCGCGCGATATAGCTAACTTTCTTGCTGATTCGCAGAGATTTAGAAGAAATATCTCCATGGCAATTTCATCATCGCTCATTGCTGAATAATCTTTCATGATTTTTCTCCGTATGAGCCATACCACCAGCCATCTTAGGAAAGGTTTAATTCGATGATTCTTGGTAGGTTTTGGCTTGGGCTAATTGTCCTGAATACCTTTTTAGACATCGAAAATGCACCGTTACTTCCTACTTTGAATCCGCCTTCCACTTGCGCAATGCGTAGCACCTTGCTGTCTTCATCAATCTCTATATCGATGTCTTTCCCTTGGAGCCCGGTTAACTTTCCGACGTGAGCGCCGGTAGAGCCAGAAACAGTCATTCTGAAGGAAATGAACGGGCTTCGGTTTCCGCGACCACGAGAAGCTCTGTTTTTAAGTTGTGATTCAAATGCCATTATGCTGCCCTCTGTTCTGTTTTTACGGTTGCCAATCCAGTGAATAAATCCACTGAGCTGTTGCATTGATTTCCCCACACACTCCATCCATCTGTGTTATCACGTGAAAACAGCTCTACTCGGTGAACATCTCCAAGCAACTGAACGAGCTTGTCGCGGATGACAGGTGGCTTTGCGCTGTGATCCATTCGCGGTGCTGTGATGTGCTGGCAGATGGAGGCATCAATCCGTTCCGGTAATTTACCCCGCACCGCAAACAGACAATCTTCGCTGTTGGCTCGGGTCATATGCCCCATTCCGATCGCGCTGTTTCCTTTGTGCTTATTGGTTTTGTGCCATGTAAAGCCCTTCATGGTCATCAGGCGGAATCCCCACGCATCCATTACCTTTAGCGCCTCCATCGGCTGAGTTGGCACCCACCACATAGCCAGAAGGCATGACTCAGCAGCCAAATCCCATACGGGCAACCGGCAAATATCCTGCACGTTCATCGTTTGATATTTATGTCCCGCGCCGCGCTCACCGTCGTTGGCTTTATCGCGATATGACCACGGCGGGTCAGCATAAATCAGTGTGTATTTCTCCATTACGCCACCTGCTTAAGTTTGTTTGATTCACCCCAGCGATTTGCCCACGTGATAGCGAGCCTGGATTCTTCGCTGAACCTGACACCCTGCTCTGCCCCGAATGCGTTAATCAGCTCTATCAGGTTGCTGAGTTCGCCGACTGTCATCTTGCTGGTTGACTGCCCGAGAACGACAAAGCCATCACCGGCCAGATTCGGTACCACATCCTGCTTAGTTAGCGCGGCGGTGAATATATGCTTCCACTGTTCCGTGGTGAGCTTGCGGCCATGCCAGTTAACCTGCCCGCTGATATCAGACAAAGTTGCCCATAAACGTGCATTTTGCTCCAGTGAGCGGGTGCGCTCTTGGATAGTCACGATGAATGGTTTGTCTGGGTTTATTGGGGTGTTTCGGAGGTGGTTTATTGCGTTACTGAGGATTTGTTCGTTGCGTAATTGGTAGGTTTGTTTGGTCATTTTAACCTCGCCTTGGTGGGGCTTTATCTAGAACTCGCCGCATTCGTTCAGCACATAGCCTTCGCGTTTTACTAGCGAGGCTCTCAAGAAACTTTGCTGTGTTACCTACGATTCCAAGCACTACGACGTGAGGGAAGACTACAAGTAATCCGTAGATTCCTCTGCTCATCGTTCGCTCTCCGGTTTAGGGGCGGCTGGTAGTGGCATCCAGTGGGTAATATCTCCCATGCACTCCATCTCATAACCTTTTGTTCTTGGCTGCATTGTTACTGGGAATGGCTTTCCTTTTAAGCGGCTAACATTCGCCATTCCAGTAATCTTACCGTCTGTAACAATCACCCCAAATTCAGGCTCAGGCTTATGCTCGCTGCACTTAATCCAACCATCCTGCTCTGTATGGTCTGGCTGTGGGGTGGTGGCTGCTATGATGTGACCGCCGCCAGTGTTGCCCAATCGTTCTATGATGTCGTCAATCTCGGCCTGACTCATTTTGCTGAAGTCGATGGTTAGAGATGACTGCTTTGCTGCTAGGGCTATGTCGATTACTCGACGAATAAGCAGAGCATCGGCATAGCCTAATGCCATTCCTGCTGCTACGTGCTTCTGCATATCTTTCAGCCTTTCTTCGCTGAACTGCTCTAAATCGTTATTCATGGCTTCCCCCTGCTGCTTCAAGTAATGCCCTTGCTAGCGTTCTGGCTTCTTGCTTGCTGAGTGCAAGAAGAACCTCTGATTTACTATCTTGCGCAGACAAAATCACTTCGCCTGTCGTGTAGTGACGTCCATCGTGAATTTCTATGTCATCACCGGCTGCTGTAAGTATTGAAAAATCACTCAATCCGTCTTCCCCTTAATTCTGATTCCGTGGGAGGTGATGGCCTGACGCGAGCGAATAACTCCGAGGTTGAAAGCGCCTTCAACGCTAGTTTCAACCATCAGCCTTTCGTCATGGTCTACAGCCAGTTCCGGCAACTCAATCTCGATTGCAGCACGGGATGCCTGCCATGACTTGCACCATGCTTTGAATGCCACGGTTATCACCGTGCTTGATTCTGAATTGGTTGCGGCGTAAGGCCATTCTTCAGATGTCTCTGGGTCTTCATTTCTAAAACCAGAAACATCTAAATCCAATTCATCAAGCATGAACTTCTCAAATGCTGCCTTAGTGTCCATCAGAATCCCCCTTTCACTTGCCCGGCGCCCATCTGCAAGAATATCTCAGCAACCTTCTCGCTGAATTCAAGCATGTTGGCTCGCTTGGCTGGTGTGCTTATGTCCTGTAACCAGTCGTAGTCATCCGCTGCGTAGCTGGCTATTACGGTGTAGTCGTCTGGTGTGATTTGCATCATGCCGCCTTAGACCTGTAGCTATCCCACGTGAATGCCAGAGTGCAGCCGCCGCCATCGTTCATGCGATCAATCACTCGCTCTCCGATAAACGCTGATAGCTCATCCTTCGGCAGGTTGCTGATGAGGATGGTCGGTCGCATTTTCTCGTAACGGGTGTTGATGATCTCGAACAGGATGAGCTTTTCTGATTCGGAACCGAACTGAACACCTACCTCATCGATAATCAGCAGGTCGGGGCTGGTGTAGGCTTCGATGACTTCCTGCTCGGTGATTTCAGCGTTCTTGCCCCATGAGGATTTAAACTTACGAGCAACACGCAGCGCAGTAGTGAACAGCGCCGAACTCTGATGCTCAGTGATGACGTGCTTTGCGATAGCCAGAGCAAGGTGATTCTTTCCAGTGCCGGGCTTACCAGTCATTACCATGCCGCCTCCCTGCTTAAGGCGCTCCCGCCACTTAGACGCATACGCTTTGCACACGTGCAGGCATCGCGCCGCCTCGTCGTTCTGAGGGTGGTAGTTTTCCAGCGTCGCATTCGCAAACCGGTCAGGCAGCAGGAGGTCAGCCATCAGGCGTTTGATGTTCGACTGCTTGATCCGGACATCCTCGTTAGCTTGTTTCTCTTTCAGGGATTGGAGCTTTTCCATCAAGCAGGCCGGGCATGAGGTTTTGGTCTGCAATGTGCCCAATGATTTCATCGAGCGTACAAGCTGTTGGTAATCACCGTGGGCATCGCAGGCGACAGTGCGATATTCGAAGGTGGTTCCTTCAATCTCAGCTGCTGGCTTCTTGATGTGATCCAGAGCGTTTTCAAGCTTGGAGATTTCTTCTGCGTAACTAAGCATGATCATTCCTCCATCCAAGCAGGTGCGTCAGTTGCACCGTAGTTTTTGGCTGAGAAGTTGTCGGCGGTAGCCCGTGCGGGAGTGGAAACAGGCTTGTTTGGGTAGGCCTTGGATTTGCCGCTGAACTTGGCGGCATTGCGAATCCATGTTCTAAGAGCTGCATCCCAGCTTTTGAATGTTGAGCCTCTTGCTTCATGGTGATCGCAGAATGCTTCAAACTCGTTTTGCAGGTTGATTCCAATCTCATTAGCCATTTTGAAATGGTTTTCAGATGGGGAAAAACCAGAGGGCAACTGAGTAGCTTTTTTCTTATCGGCAGCAGGTGATTTCTTTCCCTGCTCCAATATCTTTTTAATGTCTTTATTGTCTTTTGTATTATTGTCTTTTGTGTTTAACAGATTCTGTAAAGCCGGATTTACTGATTCCGTAAATGAATCCTTTACAGATTCTGTAAACTTTACAGGTTCAGTAAATGCTTTACTGATTCCGTTAAACTTGGTCTTCCAAGCCGAGACCTCTTTGTTGATTCCTACCAGCCTTCCAGTGACTGAAAGGACATTCATTTTGACCAGCTTGTTTCTCTCCGTGCTGCACCTTGTTACTGGTAAGCCAGTCAGTTCTGATAACTGAGAATTCCCTACCCAGTCAGACGTTTTGTTATAGCCGTAGGTTTTTCGAATGACTGCCAAGGTGATCAGGAGTTGGTTTTGAGTAAGCCCTGAACCTATAACCGCCTCAAGCAGCTCATTTGCGATACGGGTATAACCATTTTCGGTATCAACCACACGTCGCTCCTGCCCTCCTCCATCAGAGGGAAATTGAAGTACTCTTGCTGTATTCATATCGCCTCCTTGCGATTAGTACTGGTTGTTGATCCAGTCGTTTGCATATATAATTACCTCAGAAATTGATTGTGATTTGTTGTTCCGAAGCCTCTGTTACCGCAGGGGCTTTTTGCTTTCCGGTTACCGCTATCACTGCCTGTTTGGCAATCTCTCGAATTAAGCTCGTCTCCCATACCTTCTCCAGAAGAACCAACGTCACCGCGATATCGTGAACGTTAAGCCGACTCACTTTTGATTCTGCCCATCCTGCCTCCCTGGCAAATACACGCTGGCCTTTCATAGCAATTCGGCTGCGTAGTTCTGATTCCACTTCCATGATTTGTTTGCTGTGTTTTGCAATTTCCATTTCTTATAATTTCCATATGGTTAAGTTGAAATGTGATCAGCCCTTGGGATTGACCACGTGGTGATTTTTTCTTTTTTGAAGTTCGCTTTGCAGCGACGTAGGACGAATGTCCATTGTGAAAAGAGCGGTGAGGATTAAGCGGCTTCGGCCAGTTCAGGCCAGATTTTAAACCAGTCATCTGGGTGCAGATCTTTACGCAGAACGCTGCACTTAGAATTAACTTCAATTTGCACTGAAAGAGCTGCGCCAAGCTTTTGCTTTGTACTGATTGCCTTACGAAGATACTCAACAGACGTTCCGCAATTGGCTGCGAAATCACGCTGCATTGATATCGACAAGGCGTTTAAATAACTTCGTAGAGTTTCCATACGAGCTCCTTGCGTGATAATTAACTCAAGTATACTCGCAAGTATAGAACTTGCAATACTTTGAGGTTATTTACCTGAAGGTATTACTCAGTAAGATAACTGCATGAAAAGAGATGATGGATTTGACATGTACGAGCGCAGACGCATTGCGTTGCAAGGGCTGGTGGATAGCCATGGCTCTCAGAAAGCTCTTTCTGAAAAAGTAGGGATTGCTGAGTCAGTGATCTCTCGAATGCTCTATCCTGAAGGCAAGAAGAACAAAAGAAATATTGGCGAAAAATCCGTTCAGATGATTGAGGAAGGTCTCAATTTACCTAGGGGTTCGATGGATGGCATTGCCGGAGCTGGCACAACAATTCCTGATGAGATCGAATACGTCGGTAAAGTACGATTAGGTGCTGTGCCTGTCGTAGGCGAAGCTGCGTTGGGAGTTGATGGCATGATTCAGATGGAAGAGCATCCAGCTGGCTGGTTACAAATTTATAGTGCCGACCCTAATGCATATGGACTCCGGGTTCGCGGCGACAGCATGCATCCCCGCATTCAATCAGGCGAGTTTGTCGTTATTGAGCCAGGTACGCGCGTTCAGTCTGGGGATGAAGTGTTTGTCAGAACAACCGACGGACACAATATGATTAAAGTAATGACTAAGATGCGTGATGGAGCTTTCCAGCTCTCAAGCATCAACAACGATCACCGCCCTATCACGCTTCAGCAAACTGAAATTGATAAGATGGAATACGTATCGGCGATCATAAAGGCCACGCGATTCGTAGCAACGGCTGATGTTTCGGAAGAATAATTTAATGCAGGATAGGTGAAGAGGTCGCAGAGATGCGGCCTGAAGTTTTTTCGGCATTTGCCGATGATGTACACACAGCAGCGCAATTGACGTAGATCGATGCGTTTATCATTTCCAGGGTTAGAAAGCGAAGGTAATCTAATGGTGGACGAGAATAATGAAGATGTTGATATTTTTATCTATTTGGGTGATATCACGCGTAAAGGTTATGACCAACTATCTACTGCAATTGAAGAACGAATCAAAAAAGATAAACTATCCCAAAAGGTAATACTTTGTATTTCAACGTATGGTGGTGATCCGAATGCTGGGTATCGCATCGGTCGATCTTTGCAACATTACTATCCTGGAAAAGTCACCGTTCTTGTGCCAAGCTTATGCAAAAGTGCAGGAACGCTTGCAGTAATGGCAGCTAATGATTTGGTTATCGGAGACCGAGGTGAGCTTGGCCCCCTTGATATTCAACTGCGAAAAGCTGAAGAGATGGGAGAGCACAGTTCAGGTCTAGACATCTTTAAAGCTATTGACCAACTCCAAGAGCGTACTATTTCAGCGTTTCGCGAATATCTGTCCGATATCAAATATGGGAGTGGGATCAGCACGCGACTGTCGGCAGACATAGCCTCTCAATTAGTTAACTCTCTCATGCAGCCAATATCTAGCCAAATAGATCCGCTGAAGATTGGTGAGCATCAGCGGGCTATGGGGATTGCTCTATCCTATGGCGAGAGGCTTAAAAAGCGCTCTAATAACTTAAAGGATGGAACCTTAAACAAGCTTATAATCGGCTATCCGTCCCATGGGTTTGTTATAGATCGAAGCGAAGCCAGGGAACTTTTCGAGAGAGTTCATAGTCCGACAGGTATAGCGCTTAGAGTATATAAAATTGTTAGTTCAATGATAGTCAGTAGCCCAGGACATGTTGGCGGTAATCCTTGGGTTCTTGATTTTGAGGATATATTAAAAGATGAAACCAATGAGCCCGACGCAGATGAACAAGCTCCAGAAGATGAAGGAAATCAGGATGCTGAACCAGGAACTGAGCCAGGTGAACCAGTCAGAACTGGAGTTGGTGAAGCAGATCAGCAGCAACAACCGGCTGATGAACAAGGAATTAAGCAGCCTAGAAAACGCTCAAATAAAGGCAAGGATGATTGATAGCTTTAGATGCTTGGTGTGAATTTAATTCAGTATAACCCGGCCACTGCGCCGGGTTTTTTGTGCCTGTAATCTGCCAAACGCCTCCCTTCACCACCAATTAACAACACCTAATGCAGGTGCGATGAGACACGTCTGAATGAAATAAAAAATAAATTACTCTAACTATCAATTACTTTACTCGTAAGTAGATAAATAATTTACTTTTGGGTATAGACAGATAATTTACTCGCGAGTATATTTAGTCCATCGGAACGAAACGACCCGCTCGATACGCTCTTTGAACAACGGTGAGGATCACCTACGTGGCCGCAAGGCCAATTAACACCAAAGCGTGACTTTTGGGATGAGATGAATGCACCAGGCATTTCACCACCAAAACTCACACAGGAGGTTTTATGACACGCAGAACGCAATTCACTGGCACAGCAGATAGTCGTCGTCGTGAAGCTCGCAAGCACTTACAGGCGCTGCCAGTTAATGACTTCTCTACCGGTCTGGATGCATCACCGGCAGCACCTAGCAAAGCTGAGCTGACCTGCAAACGTAAGCCAGCGATGAGAGCGGTAGTGGCGACCATCACCACTACTACGAAGCATTACCCGAGTGCAGACAATATGTGCCTTCCGCAAGTGGCCGTCTTTGCAGCTGGGTACCGTAAATCTGAAGTAATTACTGCACGCTAATAGCGAAGAGGCGCGTTACTTTTTGATGTTGTACTTTGTGATGCTTTTCTCGCTAATTTTATAAAGACCCTTCCTTTTAATTTTCACTCCGCTCTTACCAACAACTGTAGCCACCAATGTGCTGCAACGAACTGAGTGCCCATTGTCTATTACGAGACTAATCACATCAGAAGGCTCCATAACTTCAATGGTGCCGTCCTTTTTATTCATGCCCGGAGGGACTAAGTGGAAAGCCGCTTTGCCAGAAGTTTTCCTAGTTATTTTTACTGGATAAAGCACATCGCCACTTTCATGGATAAGTTCTAATTCATCGAGATAAGTCATGATTTTCTCCTTGGGTTGATGGACGTGAATCTACAAATCGGTGGTAGGCAACGCAAGATTAAATTAACGGGAAAATGAATATAGCCTGCCAGAGTGTGTATCTGTATGTATTTAAATGATTTATCTGTGCTATGCCGGCCAAAAGAAATGCACCTTATTTTCGCCGCCGGTCATCGCAGCGATAAATACGAGCATCCATATCACGTTATGAGGGGTTAGAAATGAATGAAGATAAAGAATTAAGAGATGTTGTTCAGCAATTGGCAGAGGAAGAAGGCATCAGTTTTGAAGATGCCTTAGTAATTTCCATCAAAGCCCTTCGCTATGAAATTCAGCGCAGGAAAACTTTTTTAGGACACGCTTGTGCTGGGGGATTATCTATTTCTTAGACAACCACCAAGATATATTTGCAACTTCAGTTACCAGTACAAAGTGACCACTTTTGACACTGCCAGCTATACCTCTGACTTCTTCCCTGACGTCAAAGGCATTGGAGCTTTTTGTAGCTGTATATTCAGCAGTAGGAAGATGAAACCAAGTGCCCTGACCATCTTGAATTTCTCTGTTGTAACCTTTTGCCTTCATCTTTTCGTGAAGACTTTCATAATCTTCTGAGCTTGCCGAATGAAGTTCTACCCTGACTATGCACTGCGCCATAAAAATATTCCTTATTTTGACTGTGGAATAGCCAGATTATCAATTTCCTTTGACTGTGGAAAGCAGGGAAACCATGCGCCGGGCATGGATAAATATCCCGGCATAATTACACCCCACCGGAGTCATCCCCATGCGATTAACAAACACTCTCACCCGTGAGCACTTTCTCGTCTTGAGGATGGCTAACCGGTACATGTACACACTGAAAACAATCGGTGAAAACGTAACGCGCAATATGAACCATGAGCAGTTTGCGGCTTATTTGCGTAAGGCTGAAATTAAGGTTGAGGAGGAAGTATGAGCAAAGAAAATGATTTCCCAGCATTTGCAGCAGGAGGGCACCCGTTGTTGCAACACATCCAGCAAGAAGGGATTTCAGCACGAGACTACTTCGCCGCAAAGGCAATGCAGTCGCTTTATTCTCGCGCCGGAGGTTCACCGGCTATAGATGCAGATTCATGTGATTATTTTGCTCACCATGCATACCAGATGGCTGACGCAATGCTCAAAGCACGCGACGAGTGAGGCCCTTCCTGCTGCGCATTCACTGAGTGCGCATCGTGATAAGCGCCCCTTATCAACCTTAATGCTGTGAACCACTTCGCCCTGTCACCCCGCAGGGCTTTTTTATAACTGGAGATAACCATGAGCCTGACAGCCCTAACACTGAGCAAAAAACATCTTGAAACCGAACGTGAAAGTCTCCGTGAGCACTACGAGAGAGAGTCAAAGCGCATTGCTTCGGAATTGGTAAAAATCAATGAGCAACTAAATTTCGTTAGTGCCGGTCTGGACGAGGATTTACTCAATATCGGAATGTCGGTAGTTAACTTTGGTGACGTGAAATGCAGTTCAGAGCGTCGCGGTTGTGTTACTGACGCAATTAACGATTTAGCCACGGGCGCGAAAATCCTCAGCGAGAAGTATTTCGGCACTAAAGATTACGCCCACTGGAGTGATCAGCGCGAAGACCACCAACATGGATATGGTCCGCGGCATGGAAGCATAGTTTTCAGGGTCAGCCTGACTAACGATGCCTTAATGAAAGTGCGTCGTGGAGGATTGACTGAGGGTGACATTGAGGCGGCAATCTACTGCCTTATGAATATTGACGAGATAAACAAACAGAAGAAGTCAGCAATCCAAGCCGCCTAACCGCGGCTTTTTTAATGGATGCAAAAGCCAGTTCAAGAGCTGGCTTCTTCATCACTTAAATCAACTAAACGGAGTATCAGATGACAGATTCAAAATACGAAATTGTGCCGGAGAAGTTGTTTGATTTCTCCGCTGGAGTTTATTGCGGTGTCCTGATGCCGGAATCAGTAATGAAGAAACTCGCAAAATTACAGGCCTCATACCTTCAGGATGTTCAGCGACTGCTTACAGAACACAAGTCTGAGCTTTATCCATCTTCATGGACTTTGTATTACCCAGAGGGCAAGCAGACTAGCGTCTACTACGCCGAAACGGGAAGTGCAGTTGGAGTTGGCGATATAGAGCGCCGCATTAAGCACGCAACGTTGGCACACAAACCAACACTGCGCCCATTAGTTTTCAAAGCAAATTCTATGGATGAAGCCAAAAAAATGGCTGAGTCGCACCACGAAGAAACTCACATTTAATTAAACCGGAGTATCCCATGCATACCTTTTATGTCATCGGGTGGCCTTGCGTGGGCTGCTCTGAATCACTTCTCGACCGTATCTGCCGCAATGCGAAGAACGCCGCCAAGCGTCTTATCGAAATCCTCAACCAGCCAGGAATCCCAAATGAATCCTTTTAAAGCTGTTCAGTTACTGGCTGCGTTAGCGCTTGAGAAGCGCGACAACGCGCTTTTCGAGGTCGCATTCAGCCTGTTTTATCGGAGGCAATCATGAACATCAACTTTGAGTGCAAAGACATTCAAGTCCGTCCGGGATATCGCGCCGGGGAAGTCAAAGTTACGGCCACAGACGCTGCTCTGTTTGGTCACGTTGACGACAAGCAAATCCTCAACCAGTTGGACATCAAAGAGGTTCTGGAGTGGCTGGATACTCAAGGCTATCTGGTCGCACTTAAACAGGAGGACGCAGCATGAGAGGCCTCAGATACAGCAGTTACGATTACATGGCTGACCAGCGAGAGACTCTTGAAGCTGGCGTGGAGAGCGTGCAATTAGCACACAAGCAGCGCGTCATGCAGATAGCAGACACCTACTCTGACAACCTCTCAGACTTCGCTGACAAGTCCAAACTTTCAGCCGAACAAATATCTGCCCTCAACACGGAAGAGGCTCAGGACGCTTACAGCAAACTCGTAGACGTCATGGCAACGCAGATCGCTCAGGGAAGAATATCGAAAATGGAGAATGCAGCATGAATGCTGGAATCTACGATGACATATCAAACGAGGATTACCATTCCGGCGCCGGCATAAGCAAATCACAGCTGGATGATATCGCCATCAGCCCGGCAATCTTCCAATGGCGTAAAAATGCCCCGGTCGATGAGGAAAAATTAAAGGCGCTGGACATGGGAACCGCCCTTCACTGCCTGCTGTTAGAGCCGGATGAATTTGATAAACGATTCATCGTAGCCCCAGAGTTCAACCGCAGAACCACGGCCGGCAAGCAGGAGGAAAAGGATTTCATGGAGTCGTGCGATAAGTCAGGGATGACGATCATGGATGCTGAGCAGGGCAGGAAGCTGAAAATAATGCGAGAGAGTGCACTGGCCCACCCATTGGCTCGATGGATGTTGGAGGCATCTGGAAAGCAGGAGTCCAGCATTTACTGGAATGACCCCGACACTGGAACCTTATGTCGCTGCCGGCCGGATAAACTAATCACCGATTATAACTGGTGTATCGACGTTAAAAGCACGGCTGACATGGATCGCTTCACTCGTACATTCTATGACTATCGATACCACGTCCAAGATTCATTCTATTCAGATGGCTACAGAAGTCATTTTAACGAAACACCAACCTTCGCATTCCTTTCCATGAGCACTGCAATTGATTGCGGCCGGTATCCGGTAAAGGTTTTTGTCATGGATGAAGCAGCCAAGTCAGCCGGAAGATCGGAATACAAAAGAAACCTCACCACCTATTCAGAATGTCTTGCCAATAACGAATGGGCAGGAATTGAAACCCTTTCACTGCCTAGATGGGCAAAGGAACTGAGAAATGAGTAATCAACCACCACTGGCGTCAGCAGACCTTCAAAAAACACAACAAGCCAAGCCGCCGGCCGAGAAGTCACCGGAGCAAACCCTTGTGTCATTCATGAACCAGCCTTCCATGAAGAACCAGTTAGCTGCAGCCCTACCTCGGCACATGACAGCCGACCGCATGATCCGAATTGTTACCACGGAAATCAGGAAGAACCCAGAGCTCGCGGGGTGCAATCAACAAAGCTTTATCGGGTCAGTTGTTCAATGCTCACAACTTGGCTTGGAGCCGGGCAATGCTCTTGGGCATGCATATCTGCTCCCGTTCAACAAAAACAAAAAGAACCCACAAACAGGCAAGTGGGAAGTGGTCAGTAAAGATGTACAGCTAATCATTGGCTATCGGGGAATGATCGACCTAGCAAGGCGGTCGGGGCAAATCGTCAGCATTTCTGCCAGAACAGTGCGCGAAGGTGATTATTTTTCTTTCTCATACGGACTTGAAGAGAATCTTACTCATCGCCCTGGCGAAAGTGAGGATTCGCCAATAACCCATGTTTATGCCGTTGCGAAACTTAAAGATGGCGGCGTTCAGTTTGAAGTGATGACCTTCAAGCAGGTGGAAAAGGTTCGAGCTGGCAGCAAGGCAGGAACAAGTGGACCATGGGTATCTCACTGGGAGGAAATGGCTAAAAAAACGGTAATCCGCCGGCTATTTAAATACCTGCCTGTATCAATCGAAATGCAGAAAGCCGTAATCATGGATGAAAAAGCAGAGGCCGGCGTAGATCAAGAAAACGCATCGGTAATCACTGGTGAATATGAGGTTGTCGGCAATAGCGAGGAGTGAGCATGGCACAGCAAATGTGGGAACGATACGAAATGGATTTTCTCATCGAAGTAGCCAGCACTATGACCCTCAAAGAGATTTCAGAGAAGCTTGAAAGAACTGAGGGAGCAATTAAGAACAAGGCGAGTTATCTAGGAATCACACTCCTTTCCGCTAAAGCATGGAGTCCATGGACACCTGAGCAAGCTGCCCTGTTCAGCACTCATTCAGACAAAGAAATCTCCCTCATTACAGGCCGCACCGTTAAGTCCGTCTGCAGCAAAAGATATCAGCTGAAAATCTACCGCCGGGCAGCCTAACCCTCTTTCAAGGAACACATTATGCAACTATTCGAAATGCAGGGTCTCCTTGCAGGTAAATGCCTGCCCGGTGACATGAAAGTTAACGAGTCACTCGCAGAATATCTGCTGAGAAAACTCGAAGACCGCAATGAATTGGAGCGCCAACTCTCCGCCAAAACAATCTCCGAGCAAAACATCATCAACGCTTTCTGCATCTCTGGTGAAGGCGAACACAGCAAGTTGGTCATTGAGTATGTGCATGGGCTGGTGGCTGAGAATGCTGCGCTGAAATCTGGTGTTGGGTTCTTTGCATACAGCACAGAATGCGGTTACGAAGAATTTGATACGAAAGAAAAGGCCATTGATTTCGCCACTGACGAAATTGAAGACTTTCGTGGTTACGCTTGCGATGGTTGGTCAGACGAGGTTGGCAGTGTTTGCTGGGGTGTAGTTATGCAGCGAGCAACTGAAATAGACCGACGCAAGCGAAATGATGAAGACTCTTGCGACAGTTCAATCGAAGAGATTTGCGACTACGCCCTTCTTCCAGTAATCGAAACCCCAGCCACCGACGAATTCACCGCAGAACTCCGCGCACAGGGTGTAGATGAGTATGCCAACGCAACAATTGCAATCGGCGAGGATGAAAGGAATTTAGACATCATCTACGCGGGAAATCAGGCCATCTCGTTCGCCGCCAATCTGCGCGCTGGGAGGAAGGGATAATGAACCTAACAATCAAGCAACTTTGTGATATCTGCGATTTCATGGGTGTTTCTGTTGAGGCTCCAACCGAATCTGATGGTCTTGACACAGAAGTATGGATTGGCGAAGGAGTTATTGCCGGTGAAAACGGCGAGCCTGACTATCACGGACTAATAGCCCATGACGCCGAATATCCGGAAGAAGGCGCAATAGCACTTGAAGAGAGAGCACCGACAGTGACGCTGTTTTGCATCAGCAAGACTTCCGAACTGACGAAGATTGCCGAGTACGAAGCGAAGGGCTACGTAGTCGATGAGTCCAGCCTGGTTAATCGCAAGGTTGGTGACTGGATCGTGATGAAATTGAAGGAGCAACCTCATGACTGATACAACAGGCATCAAGGCGCTGCGTGAGAGACTTGTCAGCCTTAACAGAACGTATGGCCTGATTAGTAGCCCCGCCACAATGGAACAAGCTAATACCAGCGCCCACATGTTCGTTAAGGCGGGTGGAATTCATCACATTCTCGCTGCACTCGACCAGCTCGAAGCAGAACGCCAGCGGGCTGATGCTAATGAAGGTTACTTCAAAGAGATGGAGAAATATGCAGATAAGCTTGAAAAAGCTGGGTTACAGCTTGAGGCAGAAATCGCAGAGCTGAAAGGCGATCATGTGCCAGTGGGGGTTTGGTGCATTCAAGAGGTTACAGACGATGATGGTGGCCTTTCCAGAACGGAATTCCTTTCAGTCACTGATGGCGTGAAAATCCCCAAAGATGCCCCGCTATTCACTGCCCCGCAAAAGCCGGTCGGTCTGCGACAAATCGGTAGCATCGACCACGACGGGGGTGGGTTTGCTGAATACTTCATTGAGTTTACTGATAGCGCACAAGTCGGACAGGCTGTCTACGTTATTGACTAAGCAATCGAGGCCGCTGGCGGAATCGTGAAGGATGGTGAGTGATGAAAATCCCAATACCCAGCCCAAGCGGTGGCTGGTGGCTGGCAGTTTCATGGCAGAAGAAGAGCAACTGGAAATATTTCTATTTCTGGAATGATGGTCCGATGCGTTCTTTATGGCTAGGCCATCTCTGCATTGAGTTGTGGTGGAAATAACCGCCAAAAAATAGCCAGCAATAGCTGGTTTTTTTACGCCTGCAACATGAGGTATCCCCCGATGATCACAGTTAAATTACCCCGCGCACACTTCTACGCGGGTCGAGTAGACACGTCTGAACTTGAAGCGGTGTTGAAACAGGGATTGTGGAGCATGACAGGAGCCGAGCCAGCTGATGTGCGGGTATCACTGCAAGAAGGGACGAGCATTCTTGCTGCCGGCTGTGAAGTCGGGGCGGTGACCGAAATACTGAAGATTGGAGAGCGCAGTGAAAGTCCTCATCAAGGGTGACACCGAGCCAGCCCATATAGCGGCAGCATACTCGGCAATAGAAGAACACAAGAAGAAGTACGGCACCGGCAACAAGTCTCACCCATTCACCTACAGCATCAGATACCGCGGCAAGCACTATCAAATCGAAGTCACCAATACCAACAAACATCACATGGCTCACGTTATCACCGGCCATCGACAGCTAACGAAAGTTCACTATGGAGAGGCAGCATGAAAAGATTATAGGGATAGCTCTGATTTGCGTTGCTCTTGCTGGCTGCACTGACCCAGAACGGGCGGAAAAGGTGTTGGCAGATAACGGATTCACCAATATTCACATCGGCGGTTACTCATGGGCTGGATGCTCTAATGGTGACAATTACGCCACAGAGTTTGATGCAACCTCACCGGCCGGAAAGCAAGTAAACGGCGTCGTCTGCTCTGCGTGGCTGAAAGGCTCAACTATCAGATTCTTTGATTGAGGTAACGAGATGAAATACGAGATTACGAAGGGAAGTGAGAAGGATTTCGAGGGTGTGCCTGAGTGGTGCACCATAGTTTATAACTACGGAAACAGTGATGCCATTAGATTTTGCAACGGCTGGAAGGAAGGCTGCAAATTCTCAGGCACAAAGGAATTTTTAACTCGTCAGTATGATGTTTCTGGTTGTGATTTAGACCGGTACACAATTATCGCCGAGCGACGACCAATCACCGAGCCAGCATGGGATGGTTTTAGCAGTGTCAGAGTTGGCGAAGCTTGTGAAGTTAGACCATATAGTGATGCCACTGAATGGCAGGCAGGAATTGTTAATTACTTGTCAGACCATACAGTTGTCATCGGTCTTTCCAGCATGACTAATGGGAAGGCCGAGCTTGTTGCTCACCCCGCCACGCTAAAGTTTCGCCCTATTCGCTCGCCAGAAGATGTCGCAAGGGATGAGGTTATTGCAAACATCTGCTTTGAGATTGGCGTAAGACCAAACAACACCGTCGTGCAACAAACTTACGACGCCATCGCAGCAGGCAAAATCCCAGGTGTAAAACTGGAGTAGCCCATGACGCCAGAAGAGGCAGACAACGCAGTCAGAAGCATCGCAAAGAAACTCCTCACCGAACTCCGCAGTAAAGACAACCGCCACACTCTCCGTCAGTTGCTCGATAAATACGCCAACCAAGCTAAGCCACTATGCCCATCAGGTCATGAAGCCTGGCTGTGGCTTTGCGTTTGGGTTCATCGGGTGGCTGAGGGTAAATAGCAGAGGTAAGCAATGGATAATGTTATTCACATGAACCCGAGCAAATGGGTCTCGGAAGATTTACTCATGTCCCTCACCGGCATGACCAAACACATGATCCAACACGCAAGACGCAGTTCATGGATGGAAGGTCGTGAGTACCGCCATGTTGCCCCCGACCTCAATCCAAAGCAAAACAGCCCGATCATGTATAACCGCCAAGAAATCGATAATTGGGTTGAACGACAAAGGCCGGCGATCCGCAGGAAGATTTCTGCTTAAATGCCCTCTCCTATCAACATATGAGGAAATGAGGATGGCTGATTATCCTACTGGGGTAGAGAACCACTGCGGATTGCTGCGGGTGTGGTTCATCTACCAGGGGCAAAGGGTTAGGGAAAACCTTGGCGTTCCGGACACGTCGAAGAACCGCCGCATGGCTGGCGAGTTGAGGGAGTCAGTTCGCTACGCTATTAAGACGGGGAACTTCAACTATGCTGCACAGTTCCCTTCGTCAAAGCAGTTGCATAAGTTCGGCGTTGCTCAGTTGAACGTAACGATGGAGCAACTTGCGGAGAAATGGCTGGCTTTGAAAGAAATGGAAATCACACGAAACGGAATTAACAGGTACCGGTCATACATCAAAATCTGCATAGGAATTATTGGGGAAGACAGGCTGATTTCTTCTGTCACTAATGAAATGGTGCTCGGCCTGAGAAGGGAGTTGCTGACTGGCTTTCAGGTGGCTGGAATTCATCAAAAAACCCGACAACTCAAAAAGGGGCGCACAGTCAGAACGGTAAATGTCTACATGTCGTGCTTTGCCGGGATGATGGAGTTTGCGGTGGCAAACGGATACATAGAACGTTCGCCTTTCCTTGGGGTGAGCCCATTAAAGAAAAGCAAATCAGAACCAGATCCGTTAACCCGGGAGGAATATGCGAGGCTTATAGAAGTTGCACCGTCACTTCAGGTAAAGAACATCTGGCGTCTGGCGGTGAATACAGGGATGAGACACGGGGAGATATGTGCGCTGTCATGGGAAGATATTGACCTGAAGGAATGGACGATAACTATTAGCCGAAATATGGCTGTTGTTAATCACTTCACTCCACCTAAGACAGAGAGCGGCAACCGAACTATCAAGTTGACTAACCCTGCGATAGAGGCGCTGAAGGAGCAAATGACTTTAACGAGGATGGGGAAGCAAATAAAGGTAGATGTTCACCTTCGAGAATTTGGCAGAATTCGAAAAGATGATTGCACCTTTGTGTTCTCCCCTCGCCTGTCCGCAAGGAATGGTAAAGGTGGAGACTGGTACTCTCCTGGGGTATTTAGCGGAACGTGGAACTTCGCATTAAAGAAGGCGGGCATTCGTCATCGCAAGGCATACGAAACGCGACACACTTTTGCCTGCTGGGCATTAAGCGCCGGAGCGAATCCGAACTTTGTAGCAAACCAAATGGGTCACACATCTTCACAGATGGTGTACAGCGTTTACGGGAAGTGGATGAGCGAGAATAACAGTAATCAGATGGACATTTTGAACGCAGGATTTACGGGTGATGCCCCGTATATGCCCCGCGCTATATCACAGTGATGAAGTTCTTCAATCACTTCAAGTAGTTACTTCGCCCAGCTTGGCTTATTCATGATGTGATCCTGCCAGTCTTCCACGTCATCTTCGCGCACAGCGATATAACGTACGGAAATCTGCGCCGTATGCATGGCAGATTTGGAGGCTTTATTGAGCAGCGGATGCCACGGCAACAGCGGCTTGCCCTCACCTATCAGCCGGTATGCGCAGGTAGGCGGCAACCAGTCGAAGGTGGTCAGATTTTCGCGCGTCAGTTTGATGCAGTCTTCTTCCAGCGTGAAACGACGTTCGTAGTTACGGCACTGACAAGATTTAATATTGAGCTGGTTACACGCGACGTTGGTGAAGTAAATCTCGTCCGTGTCTTCATCAATCAGCTTATGCAGGCAGCATTGCCCGCAGCCGTCGCACAATGCTTCCCATTCTTGGTCAGTCATTTCAGACAGCGTTTTTTGCTGCCAAAAAGCGGGTTCAGTCAT